CGACGGTACTTTTCGATGCCCTCTGGTTTTGAAACTACTTGAGCTGTCTCGCCGGGACAGAACTCAACTGACATACCTGATGATGTACACATATTCACAAGTAGTTTCCCATATCCAGGGATGTGGCTCAGCGAATTGAGCCATCCTTGACCCACAGCGCCAACGTGGAGTTGGGGGTGCTGAGGGGGTAACAAGGTCCATCCGAGCGTGGTGAGAAATCGGTGGGGCATGGGAACCATACAAAAGCGGTTGACCAACACGCCGTTCTCGTCTCGAACACAGGGTATTGGGTGACAGCCCAAGAACCCTAGACGATATATACAGTCCACCACTTCACTCTTCACCACGTAGCCGAGGTCAGAGATGTATTTACAGCACAAGGACTCGGTCGCAACGAGTCCTTTCCCTATTGTGGCNCTGTCATCACCTGCGTAAGCCGCTCTATACAACGTGGCATCCAAGAACTGTTGAAAGGTCCCGCGCTCCTTCCCACCCCAAGCTTTGTAAGAGCTAAAAGTGGTTGTCAACGCGTTTATGATAGTGTTCATCAGAGTGGTCCAAACTGCACCACTAGCCATGCCTTTGGCAGCTTTGAAACTGCCTAGACCTGGCCAGTAGATGGAGACGGGGAACATTTCAGCAAAGAGTTTCTCGTGGTCTTTGTGCAAGAAGAATCCGCATTTCCGCATCACACGATAGAAGAACCAATGTGCTTCTGGCCCGTGTGAATTGTCGAAGAGAGTGAAATCACGGCCGATGAAACTGTCTCGGCCGTGCTTCGTCCCTTCCTCAAAGAAACACGCGACATCCTCATTGCGCCTTGATGCGCCCATGCGCAAGAAGTGGTCACCAGACCAAGTCTTGGACAAGAGCTTGTACATCAGGGTGCAATCGCGACCACACAATGCGTCGACCACAGCATTATCATAAAACCTCAACATTCTTTGGCATGCGTAGCCACTCTGGCCAGTCAGATTACAGCCTAGTAGGTCCGTTGCTTCTGGACCTACTGCTGGAAACTGACTGCCACCCGTTTTGATTCCTTTGACTGATGACTGCAGCAGTTCCCATTTTGGCATGGCTTTCTGCGACAGATCCTCCTTCCTTAATCCGAATCTGAAGAGGGTCTCCAACCCTTTCATCTTCTTGATGCTCTTGCGTTTGGGCTTGAACGATCTAGCCCACTGCCTCATGAGCCGCCTACCACAAGCGGTATCATGGGAAGCTGCACTCGGGCACTTCAAATTTCGAAAAAGAAGTTCCCAATTGGCCTCGCAGAAATCCCACAATTCCTGCCAAGCCCCGCGTGCTGGGTCCTGCGCATAGGCCATCAGTCTCCCATTGACTGTGGCTTCGTGAGTCTTGCGGCAACGGTTGCTGGCCATGGGTACAGTTGTACCCACAGGACCGACTGCCACAGGACCCTTGCAGGGATCGTGTTTGACAGCTTTTCC